ATTTAATGACCGATATGTATAATATAATTCTAAAACAATTTAAAGAACTTCACAATTTGAACGCCATTGACGCATGTTTTGATAAAATTCGCGAGAGAATTTCTGGGTGTGGGGTGCTTTGCGATAGTTTAAAAAATCGGTTATTCATAACTTATTATGACGTTAAAAAGAGGAAAAAGATTGTTAAGAGCAAATACCGGAATATTGACGAAGTTTTTGAAACTATTAGAAAATCGTGTTTCGTTCCTTTTGTTGTAGACGGAAATATGTTGCATAAAAAACGTTTTTTTGATGGAATTAACCCCTATATTTTTCCAGCGGAAACTAATAAGAAGACTTTATATATTGATTTGTTTGGTGCGGATAAAATAAGCCATTTATTCTGCGTAAAAAATGAAAAAACCAATTTTCATCGCATATTGGCGGGAGTCTTAGACATTCACTTATTTTACATTAAACAATGCGCCGGAACTCAGATGTGTAGTTATATAAATAAATGGTCTTTATATAATACATTTCGTAACAGGGGTTTAAAATGGTTTGTAGAAAAGTGTTTTGTTTACATAATTTATTTTATTGCTTATTTGAAATCATTTGTTCCTCATGAGGCTAGTGGGCATATTATTTTTAAAGTTTTATCAAAAATAATAAAAGATTTATACATTGCGTTACTTGAAAACTATTGCTTCTAGATGAATAGACCACCTCGGCCTCGTTTTTTCGTGTTAGAATTTTTTGTTTTATTTGATTTTGGGGTTTTATTTGATTTTTTGGTTTTATTTGATGTTTTTGTATTTTTTGCCTTTTTCTCTTGCTGCATTTTTTCCTTTTTATCCATTTCGTCCGCCGGTCTATACCTTAAAAACCATTCTTCGTACTCTGAATCTTGCTTTTTCTTGTGTTCTTTTAATTCCTTGAACTTTTCAGCCTTTTCCGCACGCATTTCTTCCACAGTTTCTTGATGGCCGTAGCAGCTTATGCTAAACCTTCTTAAAAGCCCCTTTTGTTGTAGACGGTTTTTCTGTTGAACTTCAAATAAGAACTGAGCCATGCAAACGATTCTCTCTGTATCATAGTAGTTGCGATCTGAATATAAAAACGCGAGATAGAAACTCAACATGGTGTCAATTGTTGCTATTTTCACGGGTTGTTTATCAACGGTTATTATGTTATAACTATGGCACGCAATAGGCTTATAAATAAAGGCAATTGTATCGGTGCCTATCTGTATTTGATAATGTGGTGCAACAATTTCGCCGATTTCTTTGCGCTTTATTATCTTAACATTTTTGAACCCTTCATCGTTAAGACGTTCCTTCAAAATTTCAGCCGTTTTCTTGGGATCTTCGGATAAAACATCAAAATCGGGAATCTTTTCTAGCTTTTTATGCAAACGTTTTGGCATATAATTCAAATAGAGAGAAATCGCATATCCGCCAAAAAACACAACGCCTTGGTTGATAAATGAGTTTCTCACAGTTTCAAATATTTTGTCTTCGTCTTCTTTCTTTACCATTTTTCTCTGGAATGGCTCTAATTCATCGCAATGTTGAGATTTTAATGGGTAGTTGTTGTTGAGAAGAGTTAAACGCTTTAAAACCTTTTCCCATCTACTGACGTCGCCTGCTGGGCGAGAAAGTTCTAAATACATTGACATTCTAAGGTAATTTGGAGGCGCATATAAAATTCCATCCACCTTTATCGCTTCTTGTTTCACGTATTTGTATATCTCCTTGTGTAAAAACGTTATGTCAGCGACTGGTATAAAATTCACAAATACCTTATAGGTTCCTTTGTGTTGGCCAGATTTGGCTTCAACTTCTAAAAACCCAGCCTTCACATAATCATCGGTTAGTTCCTTGCTATCTTTTAACGCATTGGGAGAGAAAAAATCGTAATCGGGTATTTCCACTTCGGTGTTATAAAACTGATCCTGTTTCGGCAAAATATTGTTTATCGCGGTTCCACCATAACATATCACTTTCTTACGTCTAATGAAATTCTCAACTATATTGATAATCTTTTTAACTTCTCCTGAATTTGCAACGGCTCTTCCAGATCTCTCTTCGGCTTTATCTACTGCCGCTCTTAATATCGCTAATTCGCATTCCTGAAAATCCATTGATTTATCGCATACATTTTTCATTTGTGTTGTGTCTTATATTATTCGGAGAAAAATATAGAACGCTAATCCACAAATAGAAAAAAGAAAAAGAAAAAAAGAAAAAAAGAAAAAATAAAATTGAAAAGTATTTTGAACACTTGAAAAGTGTAAAACCAAATTAGTAGAAAATGAACGTCTCTCGTATTTGTTTCTTCATCATTGCAAATGCATCTTTTAGTGCGGGGTTGTCTGTTATGGCTCGCGCTGCGCTTATATCGCGGGTGAGTAGCCGAAGACAACGCCGAGCTGAACTGCATTACGTTCAATTAGAGAAGACAAAAAAATGTGGTTATGCGAAAAAACTGTTTTCCACTGGTTCAAACGAGTGTGCAACTCCCCCTATCAATAATCTTTACGATATACACACTTACAAAATGCAATTGTGGGAATTTCATCAAAATGAATGCTCTCCAAAAGAGTTGAATATCGTTGAAAATATTCTAGCTTTTCTTGCAGCCTGTTTAATATTCACGTTTATCTTGTTACCAATATTTATGGATTAGACAGAGGTGTAATAAAATTCTTAGGATCTCCAATTACTTTCCCATTGTGGTTCTTCTTCTTTAAAAAATAATGGTTCCAGAATTTTCTAGTATTATAAAAATCTTTTTTATGAGCGCCAGACCACTTACTCGCGGAGCATTTCTTGGGATCATTTTTTGCACCCATGGTGAACCAATTTTTATTTGTTTTTCTTAAACTACATTCACAAATAGCCTTTTTGGTGTCTTTTGGATCAACTATGCATTTATGATTCAAGCAGTCCGACCATTCTGAGTTTTTGGGACATTCTGTTATTCTTTTACCATCTTTCATTTCATTAATAGAGAATGTTGAATAAATTCTGCGAGTTCCAGAACGGGTTTTATGTGCTTATAAACTGGCGCAAGGTTTCGATGCGAAATTATAACCTGTTTCAACAGTGCATTTGCAACTAGTTTTTCCAGGTTTGTTTGGGATTTTTTTGCAAGGTGCTGAAGTACATAATGCGTACCTGCTTTTGCAAATTGTTAGTTTTTTTGTTTGTTTTCTTGATTGCGTGGAATTTCTTTTATTTTTTCTCGTTTTTGGCATAAATGCTGTATTGTTATATTATTGTATTATAAAAAATTAAAAATAATACAATAAGTTTTGGTCGGGGTTCTAAATGTTGAACGCATAATAGTCGCTCTTGACGCTTCTTGTTTGGAAAGATAGAGCGGGGTTTTGTGGCGCAGGTGCTTGAACGACCACAGGAACATATCTTAACTTCTCTGGTTTCAAAACAAATGCGTATCCGGATTTATCAAAAAACGCATTATTTTCCTCTAAATTTGTGTCATTCTTTTGATACATCATCGCTATCATTTGACAGCCCGTTTCTCTGCAAACTATCGCTCCAGGATTTGGTGGATCTGTTCCCACGTCTGGCATTGATATACTCATGCTTTGTTTATTATATTCTTGAAGTTCGGATAAATCCGGAGTATTTTTAACATCATAATAATGCAATGCTCGCATAAAAATAGAGTTGCTTGTCATATTAACATATTCGTAAAAATCGTGGCAATCCATAAAAGAATTGTTGGATTTATCAACAATCAAAACAATCGTATTCTTTTTATTCAAATCTAACAAAGGTGTGTTGCCAAAATTAGTTCCATTTTGCTCAAAGCTATATTTGGGGCCTAAAAAGAATTGTTCGTAATGCTTCAATAAATTGGCAAAATTTTGGTACATCTTTTGATTTGCGCTCTTAAATCGCAGATGAATTACGATTGGATCATTTGGGTTAGGAGCAGTGCTAGCAGCGAAGGCGTAATTTGTTATAATATTCATTACTTCTGAAAATGGAACCGAGTTATAGGTTTCCTTAATATAATTGCTATCAACAGTTGATGTTGCAACGACTGGTTGATCATCCATTGAAAAAATCTCAAAATCCAATCCTCGCGCACCTTGTTTTAAAACGTCTTTTAGGGCACACGTTGAAACATAATCGTTTTTATAGGTTCCTGGGCTACAGCAGTTATACGCGGTCTTTATGTAATAGTCTTTAAAAGAATATTTGCAATTCGGGTCAGATGGATTCAACGATTTAATTGACCCATTTAAGGTTGAAAATGCGCTGTCCATGGCCGAACATTCGCGGCTGAGAAGGTTTCTCATATGAAAATAATACCATAATGCGAGTATTATAAATAAGATTATCATGCTAAACAATATTTGTGTGACGAAATCCTCCTTAAGGTTTTTAACCATATCTAATAAATTGTTTGTTTTTCTACCAGCATCCATGTTTATGTGTTTGTCTATTATATTATACTATTTTTATAATTCCATTCCACTATAATAATTAATCAAACAAAAACAGTTAAAAATATAAATTTATCTGTATAATATATCTAAAATATGGCCGGAGGATTAATGCAATTAGTCAGCGAAGGGCAACAAAACATTATATTAAACGGCAATCCATCAAAAACTTTTTTTAAAGCAACTTATGCAAGGTATACCAATTTTGGTATGCAGAAATTCAGAGTTGATTTTGACGGTTCTAGAACACTGCGTTTAACTGAAGAATCCAATTTTACTTTCAAAATACCTCGGTATGCTGATTTGCTTATGGATTCTTATGTAAGCGTTGAGTTGCCGAATATTTGGAGCCCTATTATGCCACCAAACACAGACACAACTACACAAGAAAACAACGCTGGCGTTTGGGTGCCGTATGGATTTAAATGGATTGAAAATTTGGGTGCATTAATGATATCACAAATAACAATCACTTGTGGAAACCAGACACTGCAGGAATATACTGGAGAATATATTAGTTTACTTGTTAAGAGAGAATTGGGTGGAACTAAACAAGCGTTATTTGATAACATGACGGGAAATACTGCTGCGTTGAATGATCCCGCCAACTCTGGTGCTCGTGTTAACTCATATCCAAATGCATATTACGCTGGAGCTTCAGGGAGCGCGGAACCGTCAATTCGCGGAAGAATTTTATATATTCCTATTGGTAGCTGGTTTAACTATAAGACGCAAATGGCGTTTCCTCTAGTGGCGCTTCAGTACAACGAGTTGCACATTAATATTACGATGCGGCCAATACAGGAGCTTTTCAGGATTCGCGACGTTTTTGACGCAGCAAACAACTATCCATATGTCGCTCCCACTTTTAATTTATGGTATATGCAATTTTATAGATTTTTGCAAACACCTCCTTCAGTCGCTCTCGCACTAGAAGATTATGATGATACTCGTACTCTTTGGAATGCTGATATACATTTAAATTGCACGTATTGTTTTCTTTCCAATGAAGAATCGCGATTATTTGCTCTTCAAGAACAAAAATATTTGTTTAAACAGGTTAGAACTCAGAAATTCTATAATGTCACTGGAAGTAACAAGGTTCAATTAGATTCAGTAGGGATGGTTTCAAATTATATGTTTTATTTCCAAAGAAGCGATGTCAATTTACGCAACGA